CTTTTCGAAAAAGAGGCAGCGGAACGCGGTCTCAACGTCGATCAGTACAAAGAGTTCAAAAGGCTAGAGTTCGACAAGCAGCAGGCGGACGCCGAGCTTGAAGAGATCGAACGGCAGCGGGCGGTACAAGCCACATACGAAGAGTGGGTACATCAATCAGAGGCACTGAAACAGCTTTATCCTGACTTCGATCTGGAGACAGAGCTTGCGAATGATAAGTTCGCGTCGCTTCTGTCAAACAATATCGATATGCAGACAGCGTACCAGGTATGCCATATGAACGATGTTATCACCGGAGCAATGGCAACAACCGCGAAAACCGTTGCAGAAAGAGTAACCGATTCTATCAGAGCAAAGGGCCTTCGGCCGCTCGAAAATGGTATCGGTTCAGCCTCTCAACCCGTGTCTGTGAAGACAGATATAAACAATATGTCGCTTGACGATATGAAAAATCTAGCAAGAAGAGCGGCGAGAGGGGAAACGATCACTCTCCGCTGATCTTCGGAAAGTGAGGAAAAAATGAACCGCAACAAAAATATGCTGAACCTTCAGCAGTTCGCAAACCCGAACACCAACGTCACAACCGATACCGGTTTGACAAACGAAATGAAGACCTTCTACGACAAGCTGTTGATTAAGACAGCCGAGGAAGATCTTATCTTCGATCAGTTCGCAGACAAGAGACCGATCCCGGCTCACGGCGGACGTACGATCGAGTTCCGCAAGTACAGCCCGTTCGCAAAGGCGCTGACACCGCTCACCGAGGGTGTAACACCGGACGGCCACAAGATCAATATGTCCGTAATCACCGCGACCGCTTCGCAGTTCGGCGATTACGTAACATTGTCCGACCGTCTTATCCTGGAAGCAATCGATAATAACATTGTCGAGGCAACAGAGCTTTCTGGATCCCAGGCAGGCCGTACGCTTGATACCGTCACCCGTGACGTTGTATCAGCAGGAACAAACGTGCTTTACGCACCGGCAGGCTCGACGGCCGTTACAAGTCGTGCAAACCTGACAACAGCTTCCGTTATCACTTCAGACCTTATTCTGAAGGCTGCAACGATTCTTCGTACGAACATTGCAACAAAGATTGACGGAAACTACGTTGCTATTGTGCACCCGCACGTAGCAGAAGTCCTGAAGAAGGACGCAAAGTTCATTTCCTGGAACCAGTACACCACACCGGAGAAATACTGGAAGGGTGAGATCGGATCGATCCACGGCGTGCGTATCATCGAGAACGCAGAGGCAAAGATCATCAACGATAACACTTGCCCGGTTAAGACCGCCGCAAGCGGCAACGATCCGGCAACCTATTACAGCGTATACGCTACCGTGATCTTCGGTGCGAAGGCTTTCGCTACCACAGAGATCGAGGGCGGCGGCCTTCAGCATATCGTAAAACAGCTCGGCCAGGGCGACGATCCGCTGAATCAGCGCGCGACCGTAGGTTGGAAGTGTACGAAGGCGGCAGAGCGCCTGGTTGACGCTCATATCGTCCGTATCGAGAGCTTGACAGAGTTCTCCGCTACCCAGGGCGCAAACTGATAAACCAAACCCCGCGGGGAAACTCGCGGGGATAACCTTTAAGGAGGTATCAAATGGCAGCAAAAGACGTGAAGCCGGAGACTAAACCGGCAGTAGACGACGGCGAAGAGCTGATCGAGGTCAACTATCCGGAGGTACCGGGTACACATTATTCGGGAGATATTTTCGCAAGCGTGAACGGCGAGAACATTCTTGTCAAGCGCGGCGAGACGGTCCGGATCCCGAAGAAGTTCAAAGAGGTTATCGACTATGCAAATAGCGAGGACCAGAAGACAGCAAAGAAGCTCGCAGAGCTCGAAGCTAAAAAATAAAACTTGCGGGGCGGCAAGCCCGCCCCTTTTTAAGGTGATTGCTTATGACTATTGAACAAGCCATAGATCGGGCCGATAGACTTCGCCCGAACCAATACTCGACGACAGAAAAAGTCAGATGGCTTTCGGAGTTAGATCAGCAGGTCTATTCCGAAGTTTTGCTTATGGCGGAAGAAAACTGGAAGCCGGTCGAGTACACAGAAGAGATTTTAGATCAGGACAATAACGTCGTAGAAACAAAAACGACGATCGATTATAACAACCTGGAGCCGAAGTTCACATTCGATGGGTACGACGAAACAACACCACTTTCGACGCCGCTCCTTATCGATGATCTGTACGCGAACACCTACACAGATTATCTGATCTCGAAGTTTGACTATTACAACAGAGAGGCAGCGGTCTATAATAACTCGGCGCTTGTATTCAACAATCAATACACAAACTACGCGGCCTGGTACAGAAGGAACCACAAACCGCGGTCAGGAAAGGTAAGGGGAATATGAACCTTCAACCGTATATCGACCAGGAAAGGGCGTCGAGATATTCAATAACAGCCTTTTCAGGGTACAACAACAACGAAAGATGTAGCGAAGCCGAAGGGTATGATGAACAGAACATATCCTCGGACTACTATCCCCTTTTTACACCGCGCGAGCCGCGCGTCGTGGTAAAATCAGCAGAAGGATTGAAAGGCCTTCACGTAAACGAGGGTTTAATTGAGATTAAACCGGACGACGGTATAGGATCTCTTTTCGGTATAGACTACCTCTACTACGAGGGAACAAAAATAGGCACGCTCCCTGGAACCGGTAAAAGACAGATGGTTTCAATGGGGGCGTATGTCATTATTTACCCGGATAAATACCGATTTAACGTAAAGACCAGAACACTCGAACCTTTAGGCGCAACCTTTCGGACGTTAGGAACCGTGTCTTTTTCGCTATGCACCTTCGACGGGACAACGATCTCGCCGACAGTATCGTCGAGCGCTCCTTCGAATCCTTCGAACGGTCAATACTGGATTGACACGTCAACCGCACCGAACGAGCTCAAACAGTGGTCCCAGACGCAGGGAATCTGGAACGCGATTGCGTCTTCGTACGTCAAAATATCCGCAACCGGTATCGGATCCAGCTTTAACAAACTGGACGTCGTGAAGATTTCCGGAGTAACCGGAACCTACGCAGACACATTCAATACCGATATGGCATTATGGGACGTATCAGCAAACGCGATAGTAGTGACAGCCCTAATAAACAACGTCTTTAACAACTCCGGCATAACCATTCAGAGAACGCCGCCGGACCTTGATTTTATATGTGAACACAATAACAGACTGTGGGGCTGCAATTCAGCGAAGCACGAAATCTACGCCTGCAAGCTAGGGGATCCGACAAACTGGACGTCTTATCTCGGAACGGCAGCGGACGCATTCGCCGTGACGGTGGGATCTGACGGAGACTTTACCGGGTGCGCTGAACACGGCGGATCCGTAGTATTCTTCAAGGAACGCTACATTCACAAGATGTACGGAACCGCGCCTTCAAACTTTCAGCTTGACACGAAACCGGAAAGAGGCGTTAAGGCAGGGTGCCACGATTCAATAACGTTAATATCCGGGATCCTTTACTATCTATCCGTAGACGGAATAGTCAGATACGAAGGATCGTACCCGGTGCTCATATCAAATAATCTCGGCCGCGTGCACTATGAAGACGCGACGGCCGGAGCAGAAAACGGCAAGTATTATGTCTCTATGTCAGATGGAACGACAAGAAAACTTATCACATATGACACAGAGAACGGTATCTGGCATATCGAGGACAAAGGGAAAGACTTCAAGTTCTTCGTAAACTACAAAAACCGCTTGCTGTTTTATGACGCCGGCAGAAAAATCATTCTGGCAGAAGGCAAGGAGACAAAGATCGGCAGCGGGACCTACACGCTCGACACAGAGCCGGTGGAGTGGGTAAGGATCTTCGGCATATCCGGAATTGATACACCTTCAAGCTCGAAGTCCTATATCGATCCGATGAACAAATATATATCACAGTTCGTTTTACGGTTCGCCCTGGAGACGGGCGGAGAATTGTATCTGGATATAGAGTACGATTCTTCCGGAGACTTCGAAAACGTGCTGCACATAAAGAGCGAATACGAGGTATCAAGAAGAGACACGCCAGGATATAAACAGTTACGATCCCTGGAAGTGCCGGTTATACCGAAGCGCTGCGACCATATGAGATTACGGTTACGCGGCAGCGGGTATGTCAAAGTATTTTCAATTTCCAAAAAGATCGAAGGAGGCGGCTTATGATAAACCTGAAGTACACATATCAGCCGTCACATTCCCTGGACGAAGTGAACACCCAGGTCACAAACCTTGTCGAGCTTTTGAAAAATGAGTTATTGCAGGCGGCCACAAACGAGAACGTAGAAGCTGTCACACTGAAAGTAGAGCAGACGTCCGACGATGGCCTTCAAAGGATCGCACAAGTACAAGCTGCCGTAGGTGACACGGCCGCAAAAGTAGGTATGCTTGCCACATACAACCAGGCGACCGGATCCATCACCGTATCGGCAGCCCTGGTAAACGGTATCGAGCAATCAGATATTGTATTATCCGGAGATCAGATAACCCTTAACGGAAACGTGACGATAGCAAACAACTTCAAGCTGACCGGGGACCACATAACCGCAAACACGATAACGAGTACGCAGATCGCGTCGGCAACCATCACCGCGAACGAAATTGCAGGAAATACGATCACGGCAGCAGAAATCGCGACCGGGGCCATAACGGCAGACGAGATCGCAGCACACACCATCACGGCAGCGGAGATAGCGACAAACTACATATACGCCGGATCCATCGACGCAAGCCAGATCACGGCAGGGACCATCGACGCAGCCAGAATCGACGCGTCGTCAATCAGCGTACAGTCACTCATAAATGGGTACGGAAACAGAATCACATTCGGCAGCGGAATAATTATTCCTGGAATGATAGATACGGAAATTACAAGCGTAGGAGTTTCGACCGGATATTTAATGGCGAATATAATTGCGGCTCGTACCTCCGGAGGAAGCGTCACCTTTAATTCGGACGTAAATCTAAATTACAACGTGTTTGCCGACGGCGTGGCAGCGGCGACGGCGCAGTCAAGCAATCCGAACGTTCGTTGTCAGGATAACACACATAGGCTAGCCTTAATATCTGGATCGTCGAAGAGATTCAAGCACGATATCAAACCGATAGAAGAAAAATCGCTAGATCCACACAACCTATATGACGTGCAGGTAGTACAATTCATATACAATGACGACTATTTAAGCAGCAACGATCCGCGATACGAAAAGCCGATAGCAGGATTTATCGCAGAAGATATAAACGAAGTATATCCGATAGCGTGTGACGTAGAAGAAGGCGGGACGAGACCGAACGACTGGAACGTCCGCTACATAGTACCGCCTATGCTCGCGCTCATTCAGGAACAAAACGAAAGAATAAAACGACTGGAGGCCCGTTATGGAGAATAAACAGATAACGAAAGAGGATTTTATCATATCAAGACTGGCAACGAAGATCAGTCAGCTAGAAACTTTCGTTGCAGAATTGGAATTCCAAAACGCTCTCCTGATGGAGAGAATAAACACTCTCGAAAAGGAGGACAAGACAGATGGCAAAGAAGAGTAAAACAAAGAAAGGGAAGGCCGGCCAGGCGGTCCTTCAGGGAACGCTAAAGAGCACGATCACCGGCGGGGTGACAAACGCCGGCTCTTTCGGCAAATTAAAAACGACGACACCACAGACGCCGGCGGCACAGCAGGCAGCGGCAGCGGCGACAAATAACGCGGCAGCGGCAAACTCAAACTATATGACACCGACAACAAACCTGAAGAAAGGGACCTATACCGGAGAAGCGTGGGACGCGCCGAATCTGACAGAGATAAAACCGTACCAGGAATCGCAGGCAGTCCAGGACTTAAGGACAAGGCTTAAACCATACCTAGACGGAGAAGGGAAGCCGACATACACTTCAGAGTTCAACGACATTATAAAACAAAAGGCAAACCAGATCGCAAACAGAGAAGACTTCTCCTATGACTTTAACACGGATCCTTTATACCAGAATTACCGCGACCAGTATCAGAGGCAGGCCGTACTAGGTCAGCAGGGAGCTATGGCAAACGCCGCAGCATTAACCGGCGGATATGGTTCGTCTTATGCTTCAACGGCCGGAAACCTGGCATATCAGGAAAATATGTCACAGCTCAACAATGTTATTCCGCAGCTTTATCAGATGGCGTACGACAAGTACAATACAGACCTATCGAATCAGAGGGCGGATCTGTCAATGTATCAGGATCTTGAAAACACAGACTACGGTAGATACAGAGATCAAATGTCAGATTGGAACACAGATCGCGACTACTACACCGGAAGATACGATACAGAAAGAAATCAAGACTGGACGCAGTACAGAGCGAACGTAGACGACGTACACTGGGCAGACGATAAGGCGCAGCAAGACTACGCAAATAAAAAGAATTACACGTCGAGTGAACACTGGAACAAGAAGAATTACGACCAGGGCGTCAAGGAGTGGAAAGAATCGATCAGACAGTATAACGAATCACTCAAAGAGAATAAACGACAGTTTGACCTCGAATACAAACTATCAAAAAAAGCTAAAGCCTCCGGAGGATCCGGCGGGGGTGGGTACAGAAGATCCGGATCAAGCTATGTAAGCGTACCAAACGGAGTAAAGCAGACGATCCGTAAATGGATAGGAGGAAACGAGGGACAGAAGAAGGTTGCCTGGAATTCACTCAACGGAACACTGAAGCAGAAATACGGCCTCACGTCAGCGCAGATCGATTATCTGTATAACGATTATCTGGGCTTCGGGAAGCAGAACAACAAAAAGGCGACAGCAGTTGAGGCGAAGGCTTCGGACGGAGCTAGAAAATCAGACGCTTCGAAGAAGAAGTACCAGTCAATCGATGATGTGCCCGAAAAGTACAGAGGCGGTATTCTCGGTTATGCGGACTTTGTACGGAATATGCCGTCTTCTCCGTCGCTGTCAAAATACGGATCATACCCGGACTATCTCGAAGCAATGGTTAAGAAGAATAAGAAAAAGGCGAAAAAATAAAGGAGAACGAAAATGGCTAGAGCGTCAGCAAGAGACTTCGCGAAAAGACAGAGAAAACTTGATGAAGAAACACTAAAAAGGGCGTCAAGGACTATCCAGAATGAAGCAGAAAGAAACAAGGCGTCAGGGCATATAGCAGGCGCCGGTGAGACGGGAGACACGAACGTCAAATTATTAAACCTTGCGAGAATGGCGTCGGATCTCAAAAGCAGATCACGGAGAGGATCGAGAGACTATAAGCGCTTTGATTCATACTACAACAAGGCAGAGAAGAAGGTCAGAGACTACCGAAACTCAATAACAAGACCGACAAGCACAGAGGGGAGGGCGACAAGTCCTTCCTTTAGCGCGTCAAGAAATAACGAGAAGCCGGCGAACCCGTTCGAAGCACAACGCCAGGGAATGACACGTATTGCGGACGCAAGACAACAGCAGAAGGCGAACGATTACC